ACCCGGTTCCCACTCGCCTGCGGGCGTAGAACTGTGGTCATAAAAGACATTTCCATCGTAGAAACCCCTTGTTGACCACTTGCCATGCTCATCTATTTCTTTCACCGGAAGGTAGATTTCTGCCTTCATACTACTCATGCCGCGCCCTGCTAGGCTGTTAAACTGCTCGGTGGTTAACCCAGCGAGCCTCAAATTGACGCTAAAAGTTTGAGAAGAACATCTGAACGAAAGAGCCTTAGAGTTACCAAGACCTAATAACCCTTGATCGCCTGTTCCATATTTTATTTCCGTACGCACTCGCTGGTAATTAAAAGTTTCGCTCTCACTGTTTTTAACCGGCACATCGTTGAAATATACCCCCTTAGACATATTCTCATTTAAGTCTGCTCGGGTAGAGAGGTGTATTAAATCTCCGCGATTATCACAAAACCCCGCAATGGGGCCTTCAGATATAAGATCAATTGTTTTATAGACCCCCACTGACTCCAACTTATCAATAGAGTCATAGCCGACCTCCTCGTATGATTTGGTATCTTTGTTGGTAATAAAAGGAAGTATATCATTAACTTTTATTTCTCTTATTTCTTTATAGACATCCGTGTTGTTTTTACGCCTCGGTGTAGCTGAGGCTGAATCAGCTGAAGTCCCTTCATCGTCTCCCCCTTCGCCTGTGCCTTTAGGATCGGGCTCATTTTCGTGTTTTACATCAGCAACTTCAGGAGGGAAAGTTACCACTATATCTCCCAGCTCAGGGACGTCTTCTACTCCCCCCTGACCCCCGGGAGCCGGCTTATCGGTTACTATTCGGGGAGGGTCTTTAGATATACCGGCGTTAATAGGTGAGGTGTGATCTCCGTTATTTTCCCCGCCAGCATAACCGGAGGTACCTGCGGTACCACCCTGTCCCTCTTCAAAAGTATAATTGTAAGAACTCATTCTTTGTTGATCATGTTATTCCTTCGATGATTTAACGGGCGCCATCACCAGCGGGGCACTCCCACATCGTCATCATCCACATACATAGTGCCTCCCACCAAAACGACTTCAGGGGGAGTATTATCAGACGCCCTTCCCAAGAGGTCAACCATCTCCTTACCCTCCCATCTTTCTTTATCTACATTAGTTAAACCCACCGAAATTGTTTTACTACCTATCTTGACCCTTCCATAACCTACCGGAACCACCTGCCCTTGCGACGCGACATTTTCTGGAGAAGAAAATATAAAAGAGGTAGTGTTGACCGCCTCGGGGTCGTCAGTTCTTAAAAGCTTAGCTAACAACAAACTCAACCCAAAAGAAATAGCAGTGGAAATAATTGCAGTTAAAACAAACTCTAAAATCATAACTAGAAGCGCAGACTCAATCCCCATGGCACCAACTATAGCCACCGCTACGGTTGCCGCCGCACCCGCTAATATAGGTATAATTTTAATTTTTTTATTTTTTATATTAGAATGAAGAAAAGAGGAGGGATCCACCCTTTCGCCGTTAACAAATATTGCCCAATATTCCCTGCGATTCCCATCCAGATATTTCCTGAGCTTATTGGTGTTAGCCTCAATAGCGTTAAACAACTCCGCAAAATTTCTAACCTTGAGTTTCCAATGGGAACCTAACTCGCGACCAAGCTTACCTTCTATAGAAATTTCTGTCATCGTTTTCAGTTTTTTTTCTTCATTCTCGGAAGGGCGACATGGGCCTCGTGTCGATGCCGGGCGTCCCCTTTAAAATGATTTCAGGGGGAGTATTATCAAACGTCCCTCCCAAGAGGCCAGCCAGATCATTACCCTCCCATATACTTTTATCTACATTGGTAGAGGAAACCGAAATAACCTTGCTTCCAACCATGAAACGCCCATACGCCACAGGTACCACTGCCCCCTGAGCTGCAACATTTTCAGGCCCACCCAAAATATAACTAGAGGTTCCCGACCCCCCATCTGTCCGACCTTCTCCTCCCGTAAGCAGCATGGTAATTAACATATAAATACCATAAATAATCAAAGCAATCGCTGCCACTAGCACCACAGTAGCTATCGCTCCCGCTATAACATAAGAACCAATACCTATCTTCAATACCGCCGAAAAAATCGCATACCACGCAGTAATAACTCCTCCCGCCAAAACAGGAATAATTAACAAGCTTTTCTTAATTTTTTTTAAAAAACATCCAGAGTTTTCCACGGGTACCCCATCTACCACCAACACATATGCCTTTGAAGCGCCCAAGGCGCGCTGAAAAACCTCTTCTGTATTAGCCCTAATAGCCCTAATAGCCTCTCCAACCGTAGCAATATGGAGCTTCCAGCGGGGTCCTAGGATTTTGCCAGCGCGGCCTTCGATAGAAATGGATACCATACATTACATTATACACTTTTAAATTAAAAAATAAATCGTTTCTTTGGTATCTGGCCTATACAAAGAGAAATTCCCCTCTCTTGGGGAAAATACCAAAAAAGGAATCAAAGCATTATCAGAAAGCTCAATATCCGCCCCACTGGGGGTGCAAGATGTGGTTGGGTGAGAATGAAAACAAAAATCTATTTTTTTATGGCGCGACACCTCCAAATATTTAACAGGATCAATATAAAAAGTTTTCCTAGGGAGCGGCGACGAATTTTTAACAAAAAATAAAGAATTATTAGAAATTAAACCGCATATCTCTTTTTCATAAAAAGAAGAAATACGTTTAATATAATCCAAAAAATCTAACTTAATTGGTATATCTGTATGCTTCAATAGACGGAAATCCTCCAAAGGGAATTCCCCCCTTCCAATCCCTAAACCTCATTTTGCATGCGACGAGAGTTTTGCTGCATTGATCTTCTACCCAGTATTCTTTCTTAAAGCGAGGGTCTTGCACCGAAGTATGATCTTGAATGCACACAAAAAGACTTACCGTTTGGTCTGGTTGCATCGGCCCCACCACTGTAGATTCTTTGGGATCTATCACAACAACATCCCCTTTTACATAACCTACAATTCCGGTAGCATCAGCAGGTACACTTGTCGTCCCTTCTGTTAAACTTAAAACTCCCGTAATACTTGTGCGCGTTATTCCTTCGCTCCCAGCCGTAACATCAGACCCCCACACGTTGGTGGTTCCGGATAATTTTTGAGCTCTAACAGGAGCATTAGCGTCTAACGTAAAGGTTTTGCTTCCACTAAATGTAATAATTTCTCCGCTATTAAGAGCCCCGTTTACGGGAGTGACAGCAAGATAGGTGGCCCCGTTTGAAGCGTCCTCGGCCAAAGTAACCGTTACCGTTCTCTTGGCTTGGGTAGACACTATCAATGTACCTATCTGTAACCCTCCGCTATCGGACAACGTAAGTGTTCTATTGGGATCAATCGTCTCAGAAATAGAAGCCACAGAAAGAGTCACCGGTTGAGTGAAACCCGCACCAACCGCCGTATCCAGTGCTACAGAAATATAGGTGGGATTATAGTGATAAGTCCACCTTAATCCACTCAGCCCCCAATCATTTTTCGGATCATCAAACCTTTTGTCTCTATTATCCGCAATAGGAATCCCCCCGATGGCGCTGTCTAATTCGCTAGTGTCGGTCGCCGCGACGAAAAAATCAACCGACTCTATATTTGTGCCGTCCTCTTTTAAGGCGGTCACAGGGCCCGTATATCCGGGGCGAGCCCCGTATTTGCACCCAATGCCCCGATAGGTCCATGGGCAATAATTTGCAATCATAATGCGTGCGGGCAATTTATAGGATTCGACCTCGAGAGGGGACATTAATTCAAATTCAATAAAATATTTGTTTTCGGACACCTTTCTATTAAACACATATACATCATCATCAAACTTGGATTCCGGATCTGGGTTAGCAAAAGGATTAGTATTATCCGGAAAATTAACAGCATCTATAAATTTTAAAAAAACTCTTATTCTTTTAAAAATATTTCCCACCATGTCCTTTTCTCTTTTTATAAGATCAGAAATTAAACCGTCTGGATTAGCTATCACCAAACGAGGGCGAGGCAATGAACCGTCCCCTTTAGACTCAAAACCGTCAGCCTCGATAGGTAAACAATAATAAATTAACCTGTTGAATACTATATCTTTATCGACTAACTTCCCCGCATGAAAACGCTTAATACCTAGAGTAGGACCCGCGTCAATCTCAAATAATTCTATAAGGGTGTCCGGCAGTAAATCTGTTATGCTCTTGTTGTGTGCTTCTGTAGACATTTTTATGAGTTAAAAAGGATGCGCCCCGCTAAACCATTAGAATCACTCTTAAGATTTGTGAAATCCATACTAGTTTCGCTTGTACTTGTTGCGCTTTTGGTTCGTAGATATTTATTCATTAAATTTCCATACACCACTCTGCGCTGTT